GTGATTGGCGTGTTAGTGATCTGCGGGCATAAAGGCATTGTTCCCCCTAGATGGTAATACTGTAAGGGTTAATGGCTGAAGTGGTGTAGCTCATCATCCAATTGTTTTGCACGATTACAAACGCCATACCTTCGACAACTAGGTTGTATTGCACACCTGAGCGCACAACGCTTACCTGATCGCCAAGTTCAGTTGATAGAAAGTCAGGGTACAAGGCACCATAATCGCCAACTGCCAGTGCGTTAAAATCAATGCGCTCAACATAGGTAAGCGGGTCAGCCAATTTGCGTGATTCGTATAAGGCTAAATTTTGAGCATTACTATCGGTTGCAACAGGTGCATCAAAAACTGCCTTAGCAATACCGTATGAGTTTTTGCTTGGGTTATAGGTTGATGTGTATTGCTTGTTTGCATTGCCACGATCAACCACTGCCTGATTTACAACATAATAAGTGCCAGGGTTGGTGAATAACTCCATATAGCCAACAGTGTTGCTTGCACCTGTATCAGTGAAAAGCAATTGGGTTGGGCGTGAGAACTTGTCAGCAAGAGGCACAAGGGTTGCAACATTATTGCGTGAGATATAGAAACGGCCAGCGATGGCATCAACTGCCTGGTAGATCAACGCCATACAAGAACGATTCTGCACCGTGGCCAGCATCCCCACTGAACCTGTTAGTGAGCGTGAACCGCCACTTGGCCAGCCCACAATGTCTAACATACGGCCAACGCGAGTGGCTGCGGTTTCAGCGTTCGCGGCAGCGGCTAGTGCTGGTGCCTGGGCATCGGCGATGTAGGCAATGCCATCAACAAATGTCATTGTTACCGCTGGGGCTTCGCCTTGATCAACCCGTGTAATTTCCAAAAAGCCGTAGTAAAGGTTGTATGCGGTACCGCCGATAGTTGCCACAATGCGCATTTGCAAACCATCACGCAGAATGTTTACACCGCTGACAACATAAGGGTTACTTGCATCGGTATTATCAGGGTTATAGATACCGCTGAAATTGTTGAGAATAATATCGGCAGTACCGCATTGATCGCGCTCACTTTGGCGTGTTCGGCCACGGCGAATGTTTATGCTGATTACATCACTGGTTGCAACTGTGACAAATGAACCACTTTTTAAGAATTGCACTGTTACTGCAGGCGTTGTGATTCCATCAAATGCGGTCATAGTGTTAGAAGCCCCCCAGCGCTGCCAAAGCTACGCCGATTTGTGCGGCTTAATCCATTTGCAATTGCGGTGACAAGATCGCCTTCAGTGGTAACTGAGCCTGCAACATTGACAATGACATTTCTTCCACTATTTGCCCCATACAACTTGCCACCTTGTCCAACTGCAAGTGATGTTGAACCTGAAAGCATCTTTTGGCGTTCTAAGTTTTTCTTTGCTGCCGCTTCATTGATTAACTGATCTGTAGATTTCTTTGCTGCTGCGGTTGCTTTGTTCAGACCGCTAGTAAAATTTTCAAGGCCATCAGTAGCAGGCCCCAAAGGATTAGTAATAAAATCGCGATTGTTTGAATTACCGCGTGGGCTAATTCCCTTTTTTGGCGTTGGGCTTGCATCGCCGCGTTGACTGAAATATAAATATCCTGAAGCTGCTGCAATTGCGGCGGTTCCTAGTGCAAGGTTTGCACCACCTGTTGCAAGTGCATTTGCAATTGCGGCACCAACTGCAGTTGTTCGCAAAATTACTAGCGCTGCAACAATTGCCTGGATTGCAGTTACAAAAGCTGCAAGCCGACCTACTGCGAACATTCCAACAATGATCGTTGCAATACTCTTAACGAGCAACATATTATTTGCGCACCAGTTAGAAAACGCAACTGCAGTGTTAAGTAAATTCAAAGCCATATCTGCAGCAAGGGCAAATCCTGCCGCTAATTTGTCCTTGTTCAATGCAACAAAGGCTTCAACCTTTGGCAAAAGTTGTGTTGTAAGCAATGTTGCAAACTTTTCAAGCACTGGCAAAAGCGCATAACCCAAAGTTTCCATTGCTTCGCCAAATGCAATTTTAAGGCCAGCCATTTTACCTTCAAGGGTGCCTGCGCGAGTGGCAGCCGAACCGCCTACAATCTTTGAAACCTTATCGGTAATCTTGCCAAAGTCTTTTGTTGCAACTGTTGCAGCACCGATACCTGGCACAAGTTTGTTCAATGCCTTGTATTGACCCTGACTTGCTTTAATTATTGCCTCTGTTGCAGTAGCAAGATCAACGCCAGCAAAGGCGCTTACATCTAAAGCAATTTGCATTGCTTCTTGTGCTGCAGTAGTTGAGCCAAACGCTGCAGCCAAACGACCAAATGCAGGGCGAAGTTCATCATCCACAACTGAAAATTGCTTTTGAAGCGCAGTTATGTGTTTTTCTACGCCTTCAATTGCACCATCGGTTGCACCAATAGTATTACGCAAAGAGTTGGCAAGAAGTGCTTGTGATTTTTGATCTGCCATTGCAGCTTCAACTGCATCTTTGCCAATCTTTACTGCAAATGCTCCTGCTGCTAACGCTGCTACTCCAAAGGCTTTTGCAGATTTCTTGGCAAACTTATCAAAACTCTTGCCCAATTTGTTTATGTCTTTTGTAGCAGCCTTTGAACCTTTATCAGAATACTGGGTGAGGATGCGGGCTACAACTGCGCCAACTGCCATTTATTTAGCTCGCTCTCCCTGTAGGTGTTTCTGTAGATCGGCTTTTGCTTCTTCAAGCGCACGGGCTACATTTTCTTCAATTCTTGCTCTATCTTTATCAACAACACGCCATACTACACGCGAGGCTTTACCAAATCTGTTGCCCAAAGTTCGCAAGAATTGCGAACCTGAGCCGCCACCAAATCCTGCCTTAGTTTTCTTGCCTGCAGTTTCAAAGATTGCACCTGCTGCAGACTTGTTAAGTAAGGCACCTGCACTTGTTGTGTAATCGCCACGAACCCTGCCTTGCGCCTTTGTCTTTGTAATCTTTGACCTAATCTCGCCAGCATCCCACCCAGGCCAACCAGCACCACCGCGAGTGCGGCCTTTGGCAGCATCGGCCCTGCGCCAGCCACTCATCGGTGGGCGATCTTGGATGATGTTTTTGGCATCTCGCTCTGCCCCCGCCAATTCGGTATTGATAACCTTGTTGAAGCGCTTAACTGCATCTTTATCAAACTCTTTAAGTGCATCAAGAGTTTCTTTAATGCCATACAGAACAATTACTTCTTCAGCCATTGGCTTTAGCTCGTTCCTTCATGTAGATAGTGATTGCTTCAAGCATACCTTCAGGCGCATCAAGCAAATCACTGATTGGAATACCTGTTTCAACCGCAACGGCTGCAATCGTATAAGTTAGGCTGTTGCGGTGGATTCGAAAGATTCATCAGCATCCAATTCGGCGCTGACAAGAGTATCTAAGAATTCAGGCCCAAAAACTTTTACAACATGGCCGTTTGTCTGCAACGCTTTCCAAGCAAGCCAATAGATATATTCTACTTTTTGCCCTTCGCCCAGCAACTTAGGCATACCCCCACCAAAGTTTTGTTCAAATGCAACAATGATGCGAGGCGTTAGTTTGTAAGAGGCCTCAACACCATCAGTTGTTTTTAACTTAATTGATAATCCATCCATCTTTTCCCCCTAGTTTATGTGATTGATTTTGTTATATTACCTGAAATTGGCCAAGAAACCTGAACAGTGCTAAGGCTTCCCAATTCACCAGATACAGATTGCCATTCGGTGATAACCGCGTTAAAACTGTATTTTGGATTGCTCGCACTTACTGGTGCATTTACTGGCCTGATCTGCATTGCAACTGCAGTTCCAACTGTCGTGTTTGCCATTGAAGTACCATTGACAAGTTCTTCAAGGGCATTGTCGGCATAATCTTGATTGAACTGAAAAGTCACAGAATTATCAAACACTCCAGCCTGGCGCGTTCTTGATTGTGCGCCAATTTGGGTTGTGTCAATTGTATCCACGCTTGTTTTCAATTCTATCTGTGTCACAAACTCCGAAATATCGTTGCTTGCAAATAGCACATAGGCGTTATTGAGAACAAGGCGTGGCATTTATGAAACGGCTTTTGTAATTGCGCCTGAGATTGGCCAAGTCGCAGAAATGGTACTTAGCTCACCAACGCTGCCCTGAACATTTTGCCATTCGCTGCAAACCGCAGTGAAGGAATATGAAGGGTTCGTTGCACTGACTGCGCCTGATGATGGCTTGATTACAATAGGAACTGATGTTCCAACAAGTGATGAACCAACTGCATTGATTGTTATTTCAGGCCCTGCTGCTGCAAAATCTTGATTGAATTCTAGCGTTACAGAGTTATCTTTCAATCCTGGCAAACGAGTTTTTGCTGCTGCGCTTCCCATTCCTGTTGTTTCAACAACATCTACACTTGTTGAAAGTGTAACGCTAGTTAAAAATTGGCTGAGATCAATAGCATTTACTGTAACTGACACATCTGTTAATACTATGCGTGGCATTATTTTACTTCCTCTACTGGTTTGATTGCTGCGGTGTTTTTTAGATATTCGCCTGCAACTAGGGCATCAATGTTGAGGCCAAGTTCAAGCAATTCTTTTTCGGTGATTGACTCACCCTTCTTCTTCGGTGTGAATACATCCGATGTGACTATGTAGCTCATTTTTCTCCTTATCCCCAAACGGTCAGGCGGTAGCGGTACGAAAGAAACTCCATATCCCCAGCGGTATAAGTTCCCGCTTCGGCTGATGTAACTCGCAAAGTGCTGCAAGCCCCACCAAGAGTTAGATCAGATTCAATTGCTGCCTTGATTGAGAAATCCCCGCTACCTGCAAGGTACTTATCAAGTTCGTTTTGGCCT